CAATTATCTGGCCCTGCAAGTAGTTATCAATACTTAGCTTTTGGTGATACAGCTTCAGCTAACCAAGGTTATGTAAGATATTATCATACAGATAATAGAATGGATCTACGTGCAGGAGGCACGGATACTTTAAGTCTTGTTGGGGGTAATGTCGGTATTGGCACTACTTCAACTAACGCTAAGTTAGACATTAGGGGTGGAGTGTTTATAAGCGGAAACCATACTGACACAGGTGGACAGCTCAATGTTTGGTGTGATTCAAATGGTTATGGAAATCTAGCGGTTTACAATTTCTGTATAAAGACTGGAGCTAATAATTCTAGGACAATCCCTTTCTTCATATCTCATATAGGTAGCGTGGGGATAGGAACTACTTCTATAAATAGTGGCATCGGACTACAAGTTACGACTGGAGGGATTTATGCCTCAAATGGAGACGGCTATTTTGATACCATAAATGCAGGTTATTTTGCTTCTACTAGATCTTTAAATCTTAAATCAGGAGCTACTGGCAAAGTCATTCTTACAACAGGAAGCAATGATCAATTAAAAGCTGACAGTGGTGGGTTTGTTGAATTATCACATGCAGGATCTACAAGTGGAGGAAAGTTCTTAACTAGAAGGTACAGTGGAGATGATTATCTTAGTGTCTTTAGTACAGAGTATTCTAGTGGCTCATTAGTACTTGGATATGGAGTAGCTGGAAAATCTGGAGCAGCAGGTTTTGTATCTACATACGATAACTTCTCAGGACATAAGACACTCCTGAAGATTAATCATAATGGAATAAATGTCCTTACTACAGGAAGTGCTGCTACAGACACAGTAGGTGCTGACCTTTCTATGGCTGAAAGGTTTAGAGTGCAGGTTGATAAGTCTTACTTTAACAATGGGCCAGTTGGTATTGGTACAACCAGTCCATCAACACCATTGCACATAGACCATGCTGGTGACAAAGCGATTACTATTGAATCAGATGGAGATTCAGATTCAAATTTCATCTTTATGAAAACTTCGGCTAGTACGGCTCAAGTTTATATGGGACATGAAACGGGTACTGCTGGAGCAAACTTCTCTGGAACTTTAGCAGGATTTGCAGTTTTCGGAAATGTCAGCTCTGGTATGGGAACACAGTTCTTAACTGGTGGTGGAAACCAACACGTAAAGATGACCATCAGACACAGTGGTCAAGTTGGTATAGGTGTGACCAACCCTAATAGTTATTATTTCAGCAACCTTGTTGTAGGAGAAACTACAAGTGGTGATAAAGGAATTACTATAAGATCCAGTAATGCAGCAAAAGGTGTATTAGCATTTGCAGATAGTGATTCAGGATCAGCTAGGTATGCAGGTTATATCGCTTATAACCACTCTACCAACGACATGGAGTTTTACACTCTTGCTGGCAACTTTGCCATGATGATTGACGATGCCCAGCAGGTAGGCATTGGTACTACAAGCCCGAACTATTTACTCGATGTTGAGAAGGCAGGGGCAAATATGCGTGTCTACAACACGACAAATAATGGCAATACTGACATTCATTTAAGGACGGCAGGAACAACAGGGAACAGTAGGATATTCTTTGGAGACACTGCTGTTTCAGATGTCGGATCTATAATCTATAGGCATAATGGGAACAGTTTAGCTTTTGAGACTAATGGTTCAGAGAGGATGCGAATAATAGGGGGTTCAGACGGCTACGTAGGTATAGGCACGACATCTCCACAACAAGAGTTGGATGTCGATGGGGTTATTAAACAAAAGGTATATACAGTCAGCAACCTACCATCAGCAAGTAGCTCAACTATAGGAGCTAGAGCGTTTGTAAGTGATTCATATTACCCATTTAGCTCTAGTTATCTAGGATCTCAGATTTCAGGTGGGGGTAGTAGTTTTAGTCCTGTTTACTCTGACGGTAGTTATTGGTATATGGGTTAATAAAATACTTGAATCTACGTATTTACTGCATATCCTAACTATATTATGGAAGAAGTTACACTTAAACTAAATAAGGATCTAATCCAAGTAAACATCCAAGCTATCGATATCGCTGTTAAAGCTGTCGGTTTGAACGGTGCTGAAGCTCTAGTAGTTTTAGCCAAAACAATATCTGAGCAAACAGGCGAGACTGTCGCTCCTCCAGAGCAACCAGTAGCTGAAGAGGTTCCAGCAGAAGTAGTAGAGTAATGCGTTTTTACGTAGAAATAGAAGATGAGAATCATCTTGCTGGTGTCACAAAAGCCAGAGAAGCGTACAACGCCTCACTACCTTGGATAGATAATCCTGATTATGTAGAGCCTTATCTCCTAGAGGAGATGGTTAATCCTGATTATGAGGAGCCTATAGGTGATCCACTTATAGAAAATCCTGATTACGAACCAGCAACTGAAGAGTTTGGGGAGCCTTTAATTCCCAACCCTGATTTCGTAAAAGGGTCAGAAGCAGTTGGGGAACCACAGATTCCAAATCCTGATTACGATGAAGAGGACGAAGAGTCTGAGGAGTTCATAGATAATCCTGATTATGTACCCGCAGTCGAGGAACAAGGGCCAGCAGTTATTGACAACCCTGATTATATAGAAGCTAAAGAAGCTGTAGGGGAGCCAATGATTGAAAACCCTGACTATGTTCCTGCTGTTGGAGAGCCTACAATACCCAATCCAGACTACACAGAAGGTACTCCAGATCTTCCACAAACCATTCCACAGGAAGGGTTTACAGAAGATAAAGACTACATGAAGTGGGTTATTGAGAAAGCTGCTGAGAGTTACGCCAAGGAATTTGGTATCATTGAATAAGTATGATATATTGCTCGTTATATGAGCAATAGTGAGATCGTAGCTAAAGGGGTTACAGGTGTAACAGGATCGTTAATAGCGGTTACCATTCCTTACGCAGAAGTTATTCAATGGGGTATCCAAGTTGTTGGAGGTCTCTTAGGTATTACTGTAGCTATAATTACTTTGTATAATCTAATTAAGAAGAAGAAATGAATAAGCAAGCAATACTAGGTATCATCAGGCATATACTAACTTTTGGAGGGGGTTTTATGACACAGAACGGATTAGCTACTGGGGAAGAGATTACCACAGGGGTTTCTGCCGCAGTAACTCTCGTCGGCGTTATTTGGTCTATACTGTCCAAAAAGTCTAAATGAAGAAGTTTTTAGGGCTAATCAAATCAGCCTTAGACGCTTTTGTTCATTTTTCTGAATGGAAAAGGAGGACTTATATACATGAACTCGAAGATGAAATTGATCGCCTCGCTGCTGATGGTAGCCCTGCTGCCAAGCTGCAACTTGAGCGATTTAGCAGGAGACTCAAAACTGAACGAGAGCTCCTTGTACGACCCTCCGACGATAACACTAATTAAAGGTTACGATTATCCTTTTCAAGAGGGTAATTTAATGGGACGAGGTCAAAAGTTTCACAGTGATTATTCTTATCGCCGTGCTATAATTATAGGTAACAATAAGTAGATAAATAATGCCAAATATAAACATGACACCACGGGCCGGAGCTAAAGCCGGGAAAAAAGGAAAAGACCTTTTAAGAGCTAGTATTATCGAAAAGAACAAGAAAACAGTTACTCCAAGAGGTACAGCCGTCGCTAGACCCTTTAAAGGTGATGATGCTAGATTTCGTGGTTTCACACCAGAGTTAGGGGGGTATATGGAAAAAGTAGATAAAAAAGGGAACCCAGTAGGAAAACCTTACTATGTGGCACCTAGAAGAAAATAATAATGTTTTGGAAAAGACTATTTCAATCTAAGAAAAAGGTAGTATCTAAAAAACCCGTCGTAAACTCCGCAGCCGGGATACAAACAACGGCTTACGATTTAGCGATGCGTTATGTGGGTGTGAAGGAAGTACCGGGTACAAAAGACAACCCTATAGTGCTTTCTATGCTTAGATTGGATAGTAAATGGCCTGAACACGATGAAGTTCCTTGGTGTTCTGGTTTTATGAACTGGATTGCATGGCATTTAAGATTACCCAGATCTAAGAGTTTAATGGCTAGAAGCTGGTTAAACGTAGGAAAACCTGTCTCTTTGAGTGATGCTGAACCGGGATTTGACGTAGTTATATTGTGGAGAGGTAACCCCGATGGTCCAAGTGGACATGTTGGTTTATATGCAGGTACTGGGTCTGGTACCATAAAGATCTTGGGAGGAAACCAAGGAAATGCTGTAACTATATCAGAATATCCTAAGAATAGATTACTAGGAATTCGTAGAATATATGGTTAATTACTGTAAAGATTAATTATGACAAATTACACAGGAATAAAGATAATTACCGCTGCCGCAGATCAATCTTATATTAGGATTGAAAACGGTATACATAACGTAGTTACAGTATCAAGTAATAACACAGACCTTAGTTCTGCTGCTCAAGGAGGCGACCCAGTTTTCGTTTTAACTTCTGTAACTATAGATGCTACAAACAACGTTTTCAGTGGTTACGATACTAACGGAGTACGTTATATTTTTGACAAAGCGGCAAATATTACAGCTCAACTAGCTTAAACTTTTTATGCCCAAGCCTCCGTCACCGCCTCCGCGTAAGCAGAGAGTGTTAAACTTCGTATCCCCGAAGGTAGCGGACATTATTTTTTATGAGCTTCGTGATGGTAGGCTTCCTCAATACAAGACTACCCCAGCATACGGAACAGCACATCCAGATAAAAGAAAGTACCCAAACCATAAATTAGTATTTGTTACTCCTGCAACCGCTTCGGAAGACGGGTGGCAGAAGTGGTATTACGCCGCTTCTAGAGAGTCTCAAGATGATTACAATTTTGAGATTGATGGAGACGAAAGACTTACTAGAACCTACATATATCCTAGGGCAGACTATTTACTAGATTCATACAAGACTTCAGTCAAACCCGCTATAGGTACTGTAGATACAAAATTTACAGACTTTCAATTTCAAGAGGAAGATATTAGAAGAACTTCAGACAAAATTATAGATTCATATTTTGTTGTAATACAACGTGTCTTTGTAAACCCCAATAAAATAGTAGCAGCTTCTGAGTCTGGAACTGCTAGAGGTGAGACTGGCACTGAAACTACTTTAGGTACTTATCAATCTGCACACGCAGTTTCTCCCGGAATAGTTTTACAAAGGTCTTCTAGGTTAACTGAGTACGATCTTTGGAATAACACAGAAAGCCGTCTAGCGTTACGTGCTGGAGTAAACAACACTGCTACAACACAAAGAGTAGGTTACACTGAAACAAGTACTTCAGAGTTATCGTTAACAGAACCCGCAGCTAGTTCAGAGCCTTCTTTTAATAAAAGGTTAGTTACTACAGACGCTGAGGGTAGTGACGCTGTTTGGGCTGCTAGTAGATCTACAAGAGCAACTAAACCAGCTACAGGAAGTGAGATGGTCACATTCTTAGGCGGAGGTTTAGCTGACATAGACGTCAGACTTGTTTCAGAGTTAGATACAGCAGATTCAGGTTTTTATGTTATAGGTTCTACTGTATCTCCGTTAGGAAATGGTGACGCTATTAAAACGACTAAAACTATAGGCAGCTACCCTACTTTAGTAGAACATAGATATGACAGTCAGTTAGATGCTATGTTGACTATAACTAAAACAGTAATAGTTCCGGGATCTGCTACAGGGTCTAAGTTAGCGGGAACAGTTACAGAGATAAAACCTGTAGATAAATGGAGATCGGTACAGATAGTAACATCAGCGTCTGGAGTAGAACGTACAGAAATAATACCCGGAGTATTTAACTTTAGAGTCCCCCCTGTACTAAACAGGTGCGGGTTTTTCTATACTTATGCTTATGCTAGTTCTGGAGGTAATTATGCTCAAGACAGAGACGTTTCCCTTTTGTTTGAAGTAACGGAGTCCTATACCGAAGCCGTTAGAGGACAGACACGTAGAATAATTACTAGCAGTCTTGACGGAGTGTATGAAGAAAACCCTGTAGTTAATTTTAAACCTCAAAGTCACACAATTAATTGGCTTTCTGCTTATTCTTACGCGAATGCAAAAACTGTTTGGGCTAAAGCTAATGTTAGATCTTGGCAAACTCCTATGGCTTTGTGCCCCGGATTAGACATAGAAACTGTCCCTAATTTTCCTCAAGATCAACTAAGTGCTATTGTTGTAGATGACCAATATACTAGAAGAATTCCCGCTACCACCCCAGCAGGAATGCCTTCGGCAGGCACTTTAATGACAATAGATATACAGACAAGAAGACTCAAGTTAGGGTATTGGGAGGTTTTAATTAAAGAGATTTACAGTCCCGGTTAGATGTCAAGATTAACAGATTTAGAAGCGGAAGTAGAAGCTTTACGTATGCTTGTCGGTGATTTGTCCGACGCTGTTAACACTAAAGAACCTAAAGAAGATCCCGCAGATAAAGATGCTAAAGTTGATAAACCTGACAGGGAAGAGGTAAAGAAAGATCAAGAAGATATTGGTTTTAACGAATTACTACGGCAACAAGAAGAAGCTAATGAAGTGTCTGCTCTTGAGAGGTTTCGTACAGGGCCTTCAGCTTTAGAAGATTTTAATAATGAGACCCGTAGAAGACGGGCAGAACAAGAAGAATTTTTTAACTCAAATTTATTAGAAGAGGTTTTAGGGGAAGACCCCGAAGCAGTAAAAGGAGAAGTTCAAGAAATTACAAAAGATGAAAAGCCTAAAGCGGATAGAAAACCAGTAGTTATAGACCCTAAAGGGTCAGGTAAAACACAAGAACTACGCACTAACGCACAGCCCGGTTTTATATCTCTTAAGGCAGAAGACTCTGACGGAAAGTATTTTAAGTATGAGGTATTGGGAGTAAAGACAGGGTCAGAGTTAACAGACCCTTCAGTTTATAACCTCCCCCTAGCCGCCGATGGTACGAGAGGGGGAGCTCAAATAGGGTACCCAGAACCCGGTACAGGTGAAAGAGATTATCCAGTTAAATTAGGAACTGGAGCTGACGCTGAACAAATGTATGTAAATGTCCCTTGGACGGATACTGGATCATACAGCGGCCCTTTTAAGTTAGAAAAAGTTACTATTAGTGGTACAGATAAAGTTAGAGTACATGCGGGAAAGTTATACGCTCGAGTAGACACCTGTACGATGTCTACTCAAACGATTTTAACCGCAGCTAGTACTTCTTACCACGCATCTAATAGAACTGATCATTCTAATGGACCTCATACAGATTCACAAACACTTCAGGATCACACACATAGTGGAGGTCCTTCTGGAGGAAATACGGGGGGTATAGCTAGCACACCCCCATCACACCATCACACTGTCCCAGCTTTAGTTAATTCGACATCAACAAGCACTATATTTAAAATAACAGGACAAGCTGAAAGCTCCATCAATACCGACACCCACGCACAGCAAGATTTTTCACAGTCTACAGGTGTGTTTTACGCTAAATGGGAAGTTACAATCAATAGTAGTGCTGTAGTAACAGATGCTACATTAGATGTAGTTAGAACCGCAGTAGGGGGTACAGCTCCTTCAGATGTGCCTTTTGGGCCCTTAACTGAAGGTTCAGGTACTTTAACAAGAGCCAGTAGTTCAGCTAGAATAGGCACTTTTTATAGAGAAATAGGCACTGTAACATCTAATTCAGTTACACAAACTATGCACGATAACGTTCATTGGTCGATGTTTGTATTACCTGAAGTAACTTAATTATTACCCCACAGATATATTGGCCTTTTCAAGATAAAAGGTTATATTTGACGTATATGGCTAACGAACGTCCTTTAACATTATCCGAAGCTAGAACACTGTTAAGCACACATGCACACACAGATGATTTTGAGTTAGCTTTGAATGAAGCTTTAGAACGTATCTATTCTGAAGGTATTTGGGATGGTGTAGTAGATAGAATAGATCTAAACCCTAATGGGGGTACTTATATTTCTAATGAAATAATAACCCTTCCCTATGATTATGAGGCACTCATAGCTATTGCTATAGATGATAACCCTGTACCAATCATGGCTAGGCAATATGAATTCATGTCATCAGGCCCCGGTATTGAGGATGCAGGTAAAGGTGGAGGAGTTATAGTAGACTTAGGTTTTGATGATTCTGGAGGAACTGCCCTCCGTAAGTATAAAATACTTACAGACATTACTTCTAGCACAGAGGTAGAAGGACTCTTAAAGAAAAGATTCAAGTATTTGACCGCAGATAGCGATTTAGTATTCCCAGCCAACATTGGGGCGTTGAAACACGCACTGTTGGCTATTGTGTACGAGAATGAGGGAGATATAGAAAGAAGCACAGCTTTTTGGGCTGAGTGCTATGACATTTTACAATCAGCTAAACAAGTAAGTAAAGCTGGCATTAACAACCCTAACCCACAACAACCTTGGGGTTTTATGACTAACAAACCATACAACATTATATAATGGCTACATTTGACAGCAGACAATTAGACGCCCCTATGTCCGGACCTGATCGAGATGAGTTTACTTCTCGCATGGCACTAGAGCGTAAAAAACGAAATGTTATCAGAAATCATTTAGCGGCTTTGCGTAGAGAAAGTAAGAAAAACGCTCCTGAAACTTTTAAGCTTTTAGATTTAGCTAAACGAGAAGGATTACGTGTCGTAGGAACCGATAATGTTCCCAGAATGCGTCAAAAAGTTTTACAAGATATGTCTATGGATAGGCAAGCTCTTATAGATGACGTGATAGCTAAAAGACAAATTACTCAAGACGTCCCCGTTAGACAACCAAGAAGACGTTTTGATCCTCAAGTAGCCCCCACCCAATCAACAGAAGACAAAGAAGCACTTCAGCAAGATTATCAAGATTTTGATAATCAAGTGTACGGAGGTATCGTTGAAAACGAATTTAATATAATTTCATAATTTAACAAAACACATAAAATGGCAGATCCACAAAACCCAAAATCATTCCCAAGTTCTCAAAGGTATGGGATAAACATGAGAGAACCAAAACCACTCAAAAAGACTAAAAATAGTTCTGCGGGTAAACGTCCTAGTAACTTACAATGGTTACACGACACTTTACAGTGGGGAGGTTTGTTGCCCTTTGGAGTAACAGAAGCTTTTGACCTTATAGACGCAGGTATATATACACTAGAAGGAAATTTACCGGAGGCGGGAATGTCGTTGGCGGCAGTGGTTCCGGGAGCAAGTGTTATAACTCAAGGTAAAAGATCAGCAGATAGACTACAGAAAGCTAGTGATGCGGGTAAAAAATTAGCTTCAGAAACAACTGAGCTAGCTAAAAAAGCTGCACAAGCTGAAAAAGCAGGAAACATAGCAAAGGCCGACAAACTTGCTAAACAAGCTCGAGACAAAGCAACTAAAGGTAAAGCAAAAGTAGACGCTGAGTTTAAAACTGCTCAGAAAAAATTTGATGATGTTTTCACCCCAGCTTCTAAAGAAAGAAAAGGTCTTGAGCCTGCTGATTTAGGACCAACTCAAAGAAACATTGTTCGAGATAAAGAGCTAGAGTTAACTGGAAGTCCAAATAGAAGGATTACAGGAGCTTCCGGAAGGCAGTTAAAGAGAGAGGCTAAGAAACAAACCCAAGATTTAGAAAAAGGTCGAACTTCATCTATATTACAAAAACGAGCCGCAGATAGAGATGTCAGTGCGGCTGGACGTAGTGCTGGCAAAACGTTAGCTGAAACAGGGACTAGGGCTAGGGTAGATTTTGGAAAAGCTTTTGACGACATCCCTAGAAATGCTCGTCAAGGGGAACTACTTAGCCCAAATAGTTTTGGTAAGGGGGGAGGTCTAGGTAGAGGTTTAAGTAGGTTTGGCGGAGATATGAGGAGAGCTGTAACAGATAAACCCTTTACCACAGCTCAAAGAGCTATAGTTGAAAACCCAAAAACAGCCGGAGTTTTGGCTGCAACGGCAGTAGGCACTAAGTTGGCTAGAGACCCTGTAGAAACACCATCAGAAGCCAAAACTGCGATTGACGAATTTCAACAGCGAAGAGATCGAGATGCAATGCTTTTAAAATCGAGAGAAAGTAATAAAGCTCCGGCAAGTACTGCTTCAACATCAAGTCCAGCTCAAGGAGCGGCTCAAGGAGCGGCCCAATATACAAGAAGTGGGGGTGGGGGCGGACTAATAATGCCAGAAGGTCAAAAACTGATGGAAAAATATTCGGGCGGTGTGGCACCTAAACAAACACCTACACAAACACCTAAACCTCCTAAAGGTTCAAGTGATGAGGGTAAAACCCCAAAAGCTATAGATGTAATTAATTCAATCCGTGGTAAAGGTGGGGATAAACAAAAACCATCATCTGGTTTACCCGGGCGAGGTTTATCATATTTAAGGACTCCTGACGAAGTTCGTGCTAGAATTGCAGAAGGTCAGAAGAGTTTAAGCCAAGACCCAACTTCTATGGTTTTTAGAAACCCTGAAACAAAAGCAAGGTTTCAAGCAGGAGTACCCATAAATGATCGTTTTGCAAGGTTACGAGCACAAAATTACCCTGATGAACCTGTACCACAGATGAGTTCTCCACAACCTCGTAAAAACCCTTATATGGTTGGCCCGGCTCCTTCAGCAGAGGGTTTTGAAGACACTCCTGAAAACAGACAGCGGATTAAAGACTTAGGTTATGGAGATTTATTAGAAGACGAAGAAAGGAAAAAAGGAAGAGCTCGTAGGCGTACTGCACTAGATATGCTTAGAGGACGTAAACGTGGAGTATAAACATGGTCGATAATATTAGATTTGCTGCCGACGAAGTTCTCGGAGCTAACTCTCTTACAGGGTCAAATTTATTTGACCCTATACCATTTCCGTCGGGTTTAGATAGTAGTACTTACGCTACTATGGCTCGTAGAGTTTTGGATGATACTGTAGATAGGCAACGAAAAGTATCTTCTTCTTTAAAAGATAGGTTGGATCAAGAAGACACTCTACGAAAATTAGAGGTTCAAAAAACCCAAGATTCAGCTTTAGATGAACTTAATAAGTTAGATCCTTTAGATAAAAACTTTAGTCAGGATGTGGCAATGTTTGCTGAAGTAGCTGCCTATTCTCCGGCTATAGCTAACGCTCTTAGTGCTAAACAAAATTTAGCGAGAAACTATAATACTATACTTGGAGGGGTAGTTAAAGATTTAGGAGCATCTAATTTGACCGGGGAGGAAACTGCACTTACGTATAGTATGGCAGAATCTTTGTTGAAACAAGGAGGGCCGTCTGGTCGTGTTTTAAATATATTTCGAGCTAATCTTGCTAGAAAAGCAATCAACGACACCCAAGAAAGACAGCTACAGTTTAATAAATCTAAGGCGTCAACCTATGATGCTTTGGAACCTAAGCTTATAAATATTGTTGGCGAAATAGATGGAGTTAATTCTGTAGAAGAACTAGCTGATTTAGTGGCACCCACATCAAAACTCGTAGATTTGAGTGAGACAACCCCAGAAGAACGCGAAGCCCTGAAGAGAAATTATAATATAAGTAAAGATGATCTGAAAATATTAGATGGGTCGGATGGCGGGACGCTAGAGAATAAACAGATAAAAGTCACTGAAAGAAAGGATATGCTCGAGCAAAATCTTTTTAATTCGTATTTTCAAAACGAAGATATAAAGGAAGAGGATAAAGAGAAACTTTATAGAGATTTACTTTCATTTGATGACCCTCAAGCTTTCTTAGGTTCTGGTATTTTAAGTGATTATTTAAATACTTCTAGTGTGTACGAAGCTGCAAAAGCACAAGCTAAATCAAATGATCAAGATTTATCTTTATCTTTAAATGATTTTAAAGATGAAAATGAAGTTGGTTTTGAACAACACGAGCAGGAAGTAGCAGATAAAAAGGCTAGGGCTACAGATATATTTAACAAAATTAAAAATTTAAGGGATAATAAATCTAAAGCATCTGCTTATTTTGGATCTAGAGCTGGTAGAAAAAAACTTGAAGATCTAAGAGCTTTACAGAATTCTAGAAGACCTATAGTTGAGTCTGCTTCAAACATAGACCCTTCTGAGACTTCTGCTGGTAAAGCATTTTTAGATAGCTTACAGAACAGGCAAGTCTTTGGGGATATATCAGCAGGAAGATAACATTTTAAACTTATGTCAGAAACATTAGCCACATGGTCTGAAGTTGAAGTCGAGCCTTTTTATCAAGAGCTATCCACAGAAAATAAACTAAAAGCTTTATATGAGTGGGAAGATTTAAACTATCCTTACATATCTAAATCGACGCCCGACAGGATGCGTAACTTTCGTTTAGGTTTTTATGAAAAAGAAGCCCGCATAAAGTTTCCTGAACTACCTGACGATGAGATTAGAGACGTCATTGAAGGTAGGATTGTAAACACAGAAAAAGATTTTTTAGCAGGAATTCAGCGGACTAAGAGTAGGGATGCAAGGTTTAACAGTTTAAAAGCTGGTAGAAGTTTATATAGAAACGAAGAAATAGTTTTAAACGACGTCGAGAAAAAATGGATGGATGATAATGATATTGATAATTCATTTGATACATCTTGGATGGTTCGTAAAGGGCTAGATGAAAAAGACCCTGAAGCTACTGAAATTAATTACGCTGTAGCTGCTTTTGGTAAAGATGAGTTTACTAATCGAATACTTTCAAACGACTTACTAACAGATGGGCAAAAACATAAAGCAATTGCAAACTTTGATAAATATAACTCCCACGCTGTAGATGATTTTGTAGGATATATTAATTCTAAACGTTTAGATACTTACGGAGTTGAGTTTCAAGCAGACGAAGAAGATGAGGTTTTAAACGTAAAGTACAACCCAATGTTTTCGACGGCTGAAAGGGTAAAAGCTATACGAGAACAAAAAGAAGATTACAAGCCATCAGAAGAAGTTATAAATAATTTAATTACTCGATGGGCATCTAAACGTGGTTTAGGGGGAGTTTCAGATATAAGTCCTGAGTTAAGAGAAAAACTGGCGGACTTCTATACAGACGGTTTATTATATAATAAAGAAACGTGGGGAGATGAGGCGGTTAAAAAAGATAGTTTTGGTGATCCTGTAGTTAATCCTAATTATGTAAATAATTACTTTTCAACTGGAGATATTATTTCTGATGAGAATGTTAGAAATAAACTTAAAACTCAAAACGTCCCCGAAGTAACTATCGAAGGTTTTCTTAATCAAAAACAACAACAAGAAAATCAAATAGCTTCAGCTTTAATTGATCAGATATATAAGTTAGCTCCTACAGAAGTTTCAGAATCTAAGGGCGTTACAGGAGCTGTTACAGGCTTAACAAAATTTGTTAACTTTGTAGAGGCCAATAAAAAAGAAGGTTTAGAGCCTAGAGAAATAATAGAGAAATATAAACAAGACCACAAAGGTAATTACATTTCTAATATAGCAGCCCCACTGTTTGGGGGAGCAGTGTTAGCTGGGAGTCAAATAGCGAGAAACATTCAAGGTACAGCTTTAAGTTTAGCGGGCGTTGATTATGGAGACGAACTTATTGAAACTAAGGCTACTTTTGATGAAGGTGTTCAATTATTAGATAACTTAAGAGGATCGACTTCTAAATATGCTAGGATGATAGGGGAAGAAATAGGTCTGCTATTAAAAACTGGGGGAACAAGTACTCTTGTTAGACGAGTCACTCCTTGGTTTAGGGCGAATAGAGTTAAAGCTAACCACAAAAATATAGCTGACAGATTAAATAAACTAGCAGCTAATATAGAAGTTGGGGACACATTACAAAACGCCAGCAATTTAAAAAAATTTACTGATAGATTAGCTTTTGAAGGTTATGCAGGGTTACAGACATCTAGAGCCTTAACTAATTTTTATTCTAACTCTTACCTAACTACTAAAAATGAGTTGATCGAAGCGGGGGTAGACGAAAGCGAAGCTAAACAAATTGCAAGAGACGGTTCTATTATGCCCTCAATGTTAGCAGGTGCTGTTACGTACGGACTGATGAAAGTTTTCCCAGATGGTGCAGAAGCTTTCTTTTCTAAAGCTAATAATCAACTTACTAAAACAGAGTTAGCCGCAGCTTTGCAGGTCAATAAAAATGACTTAGGTAAACTTCTGGGTAACCCAACTTTTAAAAAAGAAGTTTCAAATTTCTTAACAGAGGAACTTGGATGGAAACGTTTGTTAAAAGGAGGTTTAGTTAGGACAAGTAAAGGAGCTTTAATAGGAGGTGGCAGGGAAGCTATAGAGGAAGGGTCTGCTGAGTTCCTTGAAGGTCTTATAGAGATGTGGACTTTTAACGAAGATTTAACTTTAGTTGAAGCCGCTAAAGGTGCTGGGGTAGGAGCCGCTATTGGAGGTATATTAGGTTTAGGTGTTGGGGGTTTAAGGTCATACAAAAATAACACAGTTAATAACCCTGTTATTAACTATCGAGTTAATCGATTACGGACGTTAGCCGATTCTATACAGGGCAATAATCCTAGAACTGCCGCTGTATTAACAGAACGTGCTGATAAAATTGAACAGGACACTTTAGTCGAACAGGATCAAACATCGGAAGTTGAAGTAGCATCTGAAGAAGCATCTGATTTAGATTTACAACGTGAGTTTATAACAAACGATTTATATAACTTAAGTACAGACGCCTCAAATATTAGTGACGACTTATCTCCTGAAGATCGATTAGCTGAAGCAGAAGAACTTTACAAAAGAATTAACGCCGTTGTACAAGAAAAGTTACCTGAAAGATTACATAAACAAAACCTTTTTCATGCTCGAGATATTATAACAAAACAAGCTCAAGTAGGTAATGAAATGTTTGCTCGGTCGGATGCCGAGATGTTAGATAATTTATTTACTGAAATAAACTCTGATTTAGATTTAGACAGTGCCGAAGCTCAAGATTTAGTTCGTTTTAAAAATGATGATATTAAGAGAGCTAGCTATAAGTCTAGAAAAAGTATCTTAAGAAGGCTTCGCAATATTGCAGACAGCGATCCGTCAGAAGAAACTGAAAAACTTATTACAGGGTTTGAGGCAAGTTTGAGGGCTTTAGAAGCAGCCGCTGCGATCAACACATACACAGGTGTAGAAACAAATCCAAAAGTCTACGCTAACATATTTAAAAGTTTAAATAGATGGTTAGAGAACTTTCAAGATGTTAATGAAGCGTTCGCTAATAATGAAATTACTATTCCTGATCTTTTAAATGAAGTTAGAGGTAAGGGCAAAGCTTCTATCCCACAGTTGTATGGGTTAGCCAACAGTCAATTTAAAAAAGCTGTTAACCTATATACAGATAATGGAAAGAATGCAGACAAACTTTCTGCTATACAAAGAGAGTTATACATTTATAACTTAAAAGATTTCTTTAAACCTGACGCAGTTTTTCAATTACCTTCATACAAAAATTTAGAAATAACTTCTGTATCAGACGATCCGGGCGCAGTAGACGTAATGGTAAGACCTGTTTTAAACGCAGTTGCAGGTAGTCCCACGTTAGCTGACGCTAAAAGTAGATTTGAAGCAGGGGTTATTGATGAGAGTCAGTTAAGGGATGTTTCTAGAGGTTTAGTAACTGATTATATTGGTAGGGAAGGGGTAAATTTAAGTGAAGCTGATCAGGAGTTTGCTTCTGATTTGATGCTCTCAGATACTTTTATAAGAGCAGGTGAAGACGCTACTACAAACTTATCCGAACCTAACGCTATAAATATTGTAGCAGAACAGTTTATAGAACACCTTAAAGAGGTTTATCCAAACCAAGATTTAAATCAGTTAGATGCTAATCAATTAGTAGAGGCTTATGACTCATTTGCTTTAGTAGGACAAAATGTGGGGAGGTTAATGAGCCGAGTAATACCAGCAGCAGGGTACCCTAACTTTATAGAAGACTTAACAAACTTAGCAAAACAAACATCTCCTAGAAACTTTGCCCCAACAGAAACTGAAGATGTTGATACAGGTGATGAGATAGAGACTTTTGATGTAGAGGGGGATATAGTTGATAACGAACCTTCTAATGTTGAAGGCGACTTAGTAAAAATATATAACAGAGCAAACGATTTTTTAGAAAGCAACGACATTTCAGGTGGGGCAACTTACTTAGACAATCAATTAAATTCTGGGGTTCTTAAAGGGTTAAACATTGATTTAATTAGCCCTACTGAAGTTACAGAAGAATCTTTACGTCAAGATGTTAGTACAATACTAAGATACAACAACGAAAATAAAAATACAGAAATTGTTGAGACTAAAAAAATTCCTACATATCAAATATCTAACAAACTTACAACCAGTCTAGACGATCATATTAAACCTTTTATAAAAAATGGAGTATACCTCACTAAATCTTCTTTCATTAAAAAAGGGCAGGCATCACCTAAAAAAATATCAAAGGATGAAAGAAAAGCTTTAAAGGAAGCTAACCAAAATATCGCAGAACTTTACCCCATCAAAGAAATAGATAATCCTCAAGATTTAAAAGTCAACATGCACCGAGGTGTAAAGGATGTTGTACGAGGTGTAACAAATTACGCACAACTTTTAGACAAGAAAGCGTTATATACTTTTCATTCAGTAGAGGACTCTGAAGGAAATTTTGTTTTTACTAACAACCCTTACTCAGTAGCTAAGTGGCTGTCCACGAACAAAAAAGAGTCGGGGAAAAATACTGAACTAAATGATCCTATTAAATTACCGAAAGAGTACACAACAAAAGAAGGTAAACGATTATTAAACAAGGCTTTTACTTTAAGTAAAGATGGTACTGAAATCATAGGGGTAAAGATAAACATGCCCCCCGGAAAAGAGGCATCTAACTTTGCTGAAGTAGAAGCAGGGAATAGAGGAAAAATTTTATCTGCCTTTAGTGAGTATAACAAGGTTAAGTCAACTAAACCTAGTGACAAAAGAAAAGAAAAGAAAGGCATTTCAGATGAGTTAGCTAGTGAGCTCGGCCTTGCTTCAGATTTTGAGAAAGTAAAATATGATCCACAAAAAGGAAATACTCTTGTTGATGATGAGTTAAGAACCTTTTTTAAAGGTGCTGTAAATCCTGACGTATTTAAAGAAGGGAACGTTGTAGGTAAAAACATAATTAAATTTTTATCTGAGCAAGTTTCTGAAGTAGACTCTCTAGAAGTTATACCAACTCTTTTAAGAAGTATTTTTAAAACAAGGCTGGCTAATTCAATCCCAACAAGAATAAGAAATGATCAAGCTGGTATAGATGTTGTCAACAAAGTTTGGGATGCGTGGTTAAAAGATCTTACGACTTTAAACTATGGATCTAAAGATAAATTGATACCTCTGGGTTATAAGAATGAATTTAAAAATCTTATAGAAAACAGTGCAGGGTTTGTAGAGGGGCAAGGCCCCGCACAATTAATTTTTGGAAATCCTAAAGAAACTAAAGCTTACTTCTTAGGAGATTCAGTTCCTGAAAAAATAATTTTAGATCAAAAATATAATAAATCTTATAAAGATATAGATCACTTTAAACAACTATTTAGTAATAGACCTACTAATTCTGTTGAAGATGCTTTAACTGGTGCGGCTGACATTGCCGATATAAATGAAAATAATGTTTTATCTCAGTCTAAAGCTGACACTAAAATTCCTTTTATCTCTAATAAAAATGTTAGTTCAGCCGTTTTAAGGAAAGCAGCAGCTTTAGTTAAAGCAGAGTTAGACGAGTTAGGGGTCAAGGATAACAACCCTGAAACTTTAAGGGATGCTCTTCAGTTAATAGTTATAGGAGCTCAAGAAGGTAAATATGGAGAACAGTATGGGAACGTAGCTTCTTTACTTTTAAATAGTGGGCTTTTAGACACAGATAATATAACCCTAAGAGTAGGTGAGATTGAAGAAAGTTTATCAGGGTATTACACAGAAACTCCTACAGGAAAAGTTATAGCAATTAGTGATTCTGTATCAAATGGAAAAGGGGCGCATGATTTAGTTATACACGAAGTATTACACAGCGTGTTAGATAACCTTGTAACAAACCCTAAAAACTCAGATCAATTACTAGCTGTAACCGCTTTAGATACTTTAATAGATAAAGGTAGAGAATATTTTGAATCTTTAACTGAAAACAGGTTGGGGGCTGCTAAACGGGCAAACTTACAAGCGGTCAAAGAAGCTGAAACATTTAAAACAAGTTACCTTAAATCGTACATAGAAAATTCTGATTCTCCTTTTAAGGAAGATTTTGCCGAGAACCCTACGGATGTTCAGTTACAGAATATGTATGTTTTAATAAGAAGAGACGAGCTTAAGTATTCTTCTTATGGAAACGATATAGTTCAGTTATCTCATGCGTTCGGTATAAATAAAGATAATTTTTTCTTAGACCCCCAGACTTCGAGAAAAGAATTTATAACACACTTATTAACAGATCCAACTTTACACTGGTACTTAAAGGAAATAGGTAAGTTAGAGTCTAGAGGGTCTCTTTGGAATCGAATGACTAGAGCTTTATCTAAAGGCTTAGGTATAGAAAACGATGACACCCAAGGATTAATTTTACAGGCTTTTATAGGTAACCTCGATGGAGGTGAAAACTATGTAGACCATTCAACTATGAAAGGTCTACAAGAGATAGCCGGAGTTAGTATACAAGATTTATACAACGCTGCCAGTTACGTTGAAACCACACCCGCCTTTACAGGACAGCCTTTAGAGTTTTCAGAAAACGCTGAACAATTTGAATACGTTAATAAACTGGGCAATGACTCTGTCATAAGAAATGCTGCCGCAGCCTTTAATGTAGAGATAACTCCAGTAGAAGAGTTTGACACTCCCGTTATAACAGGACGTTTGCAAGTTCAAGTACCTTCCGAAATAAACGAAGATACTGAAAGGTCTGTAATGTCTAAAATTTTAGCCTCTGCATACGCCGAAGCATTTCCACCGGGCTACAGAAAAGACGTTATAGCTAGCTTTAAAGATAGAGATCCGCAGATTGTAGATAAGTTTGAAGTACTAGCTGAAGAAGCAGGTTCATTTGAAGAGCTAATTGGAGACGCTCTAGTAGATGGATATTTTGAAAGCGACTACGCTAACTTAAACTACAACGTTCCCTTACAAGATATTCGCAATACTATTTTGTTAGGCAACTTTGGACAGCGTATGGCTTCTCAGATGGATACCATGGTTAAAGCTGCTGACTCAGTTTTATCTGAACGAAGTTATGTAGCCGATTCTTTTATAGCAGATAAAAATGTAGACAGAAGATTAATAGCTTCTAAAGCTGCTAGAGAACTGGATTTAAAGGTGGGTCCAGATGCTTATGTTGAGTTTACCAAAGAGTCCATAGACACAAAGGTTCCCTTTGCTAACTTAATCAGGGACTCTGTAGATGATGAAACGACCATAGAAGAGTTGGAGAAAATTAGAGAATACCACTTAGACCAACTCGAAACGTATTCCAACAGTGTTTTATCAGACTCTAGAATAGCTGCTGCCCATGAAAAAATGCAACTAGGGGAGTTACCAGCAAGGTCTTACTCAAAAGCTTCTACCGCTTTAGACCTTACTGAAGAAGACCGCCAGAGCAAAAAGATTATTCCAAGTTCTTGGCGTCCGGCTTTAACTAAATTTAAAAATCTAATAGTTGCTAAGAAAGATCCTGAAAGAGATTTCGCTGATGAAGGTAATACTGTAGATGAAATTTTAGACTTTTTAGAAGTCGCTAGTATACCAAAAGTTGGTAGAAGTGTACTTGATATAATTCCTCAAGGTTTCACTGTATCGGGTAGAGGTGGGGCTAAGTTCCAACGATTAGTTACGGAACTTCAAAATAAGTTATCTGGTACAAGAGCGAGGCTTCTAGGATATAGAACAGCGATACCTAAGTTAACCAAGGACTTAACAGGGTCTACTTTTGAAAATCTTTTAGAGAGTGACTGGAGTTACGAAGTTTCATCAGAACAGTCAACTGAACCTCATTGGCTTGAAACAAACATACGTAATGGAGTTAAATCTTATACCGCACAAGATTTATATAATGACATTAACGATATACTAGGTTCTACAGAAGATGACGTTTTAATAGATGATTATTTAAATAACTCACCGACAGCTCCTTTCAAAGCCGCAAACAGAGAAAACCTACGAGACCAAAAGTTGAGGGAAATTGGTGTACATCTTTCTATTTATGGTAAAAAGATGAGCAAAGTTAAAAAGCTTAGGCAGGACAATCAACTTAAACAAGCTAGTGTTCTTGAGCAGGAAGCTTTGAGTGCTAAGAACACTAGAGTAGAAGCCATTAAAGAAAAGTACAGTACTCTTGAAGTACAGCTATATACTGAAGCAGCTAACTTTTTTAGGGTAAAGCAGGAAAAAGCAATTAACAGGTTAAGAGATTTAGAAGATTCTTTCTTAGATGAGAGTTCTTTAGAAAACTCTATACTAGAAAACATTTTATCTTTAAGGAAAGACGTTGATAATCTATCAGGGGTAGTTCAAAACAGCGAGATTTTATCTAGGTCTGTTGGTAAAAGTAATAGTATTAAGCTAGCTAACCTCACCATTAAGATGGGGGCAGGTAATCAAATATACCTTACTAGATCTTATAAAGGTTTAGAAACTAGTGCGTACGATTATTGGTTATCTACTTTTGATGAAGAGGCTCAAAAAAGATACCAGTCAGGTTTTGAATACATGCACAAACAAATGGCTAAAGAGATGGCTGATTCTTGGATAGCTAGTCATCCCGAAATGTCTGCGGAAGAATTTAAAAGGGACGCTTTCAAAAAACTTTCAAAAGAACCAGAAAAAATACATGAGAGACTTAAAGATACTTTAAAGTCTTTCCAACGAACTAAGGGTGCTAATTCTTCTTTAGGGATAAGTAACCCTAAAATATTATTACCTAGAACTGATTTACCTAAAGAACTAAGATTCTTTGCGGGGTCTTATCAAGATAACGTCTACAATGCTGGGCGTACTTTGATGAGTTTGAGTAACTTGGTAGCCAATGAAGAGTTTCTTATCAACGTTAAGGCTTTGTTAGAAGAAACTTCAAAAGAAACAGGAGCAGTAGCTATAACTAAAGACGAAAAAATAGCTGCTGAGAATGGTTTAAGAAAATTTCATACAGATGACGGCTTCATTACAAAAGAAAATTTAGGGCCTCTAGCTGATTATTACGGGCCTAAAAATATCATAGACGCCATCAATGCCTTAAGAAGACCTAAATACGGCGAGCTCGCTAAGTTTATGGCAGGTGTTTCTGCCTACACTATGGCTAACTTGACTTCTAGGAGACCTAGAACCCACGCACGTAACTTTGTAGGCAACACTTTATTCTTAACCGCTTCTGGAATGCCTTTAACTGCAATAAGCACTGTCTTAGGTAGTGCTTTTTCTCCAGTGGCGAGGGCTACTAAACTAAATAAAGTACCAGTTATTAAAAACTTTGTAGGTAGAAGGGCTGGAGGACAGGCTTTACGTGATGCTGCTTTCTCTGCTTTTGCGGGAGATGATAAAGTTAATTCTTGGATGCGCGACACGTTTATAAGTGATGAAGGCCCGGCGTTTACAGGGGAAGAAACCAGAAATTTGAGAGAAGAGTATGCCTCTATCGGTATATCTGGGCAAGACGTGTTCACTAACTTAAGAAGAGAGTTATTAAACTCTAAAGACGAATCGGTTGTCTTTGACACTCTTTCTAGGTTTGGTTTAATGGGAGGCCCTTTAGCCACAAAAGTAACTGACTCAGCTTATTATTTAGAAAATATGGCTTCTCAGTTTTACAGTGCGGAAGATGATTTTTGGAAGATAACAATGTATGAAGGTCAGCTCACTAAACTTGCAAGTGTGTTTGGTATTACAGGTAAAGACATTGATTCAGATGTTGAGTTCGCTCCCTTACAATTAAGGAGTATGTTAGACGGCATCAGCGAAAGCACTGCGGATAAGATTTTAAGAACTTTTAAACCGCTAACAAACACTCAAAGAGAATTAGCAAGTGTTGACAAAAAAGCCGCAGCAATTTTAATGTTAAAAACTGCGGCGGCTGATCGAGTTAAGGCTTCAATGCCTTTCTATTCTAATACTTTAGCTATAGTAAAAGCTTTGAAGCGTTCAGGTGCGGGTACTTTTGTAGCCCCGTTTATTTCGTTTAGTTCTGAGGTTCTCAGGATTTCAGTAGACGTACCCATGTTAGCAACTTCTGAAATTCTTTTAGGAAGGAAACTTGCCCAAGACCACCCAGACTTAGCTGACGTCGGTAAAAGATTAAATAGTATGGGTTTACAACGACTCACATCGAACATATTTACTATGGTTGCCGGGGCATCTTCAGTTGCTCTAACATTTACCTTGGTAAGTGCTCTTGTTAAGAAAGCCGAAGAAGCTTTATCTGGCGAAGATTTAGAAGACGAAGATTTATTAGCTGCGGCATTAAAAGAGTTTGTATCTCCAGATAAAGAGTCTGCCCTTAAAAGATTTTTGTCTGAGTGGTATAGCCAAGGTCACGTAGCGGTTTTAGATATAGACAAAGATGATAAAAAAGTTACGTGGGCGGACATATCGCATTTGATTCCTCAGTCAGATATAACAGGCCCCATTACAAGGGTTCTACGGTCTTTGCCTTTAGGCCCAGCTAGTGACTTCTTTGGAACTTCTGATGAGTCATTTTTCAAGGCTGTCAGGGGAGGTTTCGGAGATCTATTTGGACCTTACTTTAACAGACAGATATGGGTTGAAGCTCTTTTAGGTTCAGGGTCACAAGAATCTATTTTAACAGGGCTAGAACAAGGATTAATTACCACAAAAGATATAGAGACAATTTCTAGAATTAAGGATGCTTTTGTTCCGGGGGTTATTCCCGACGTTAAAAAAGTTGTAGATGCTTTAATTAAAAAGGAATCAGTAGTTGGAGGAAGAAAGATAACACCTGTCCAAGAAGCAATGAGTGCTTTCCTTGGTCAGAAGATTATTACAACTGATATGCCCGACAGGTTTGAGCGTAAACTAGCTTTTAGGAACGCTCAAATAAGAGAAACAAAACGCATACTTTCAAAGGCTCTACAAGGAGGGTCAACGCAATCTATTTCAGATATAGAAAAAGCTACAGAAACAATGCTTAAACGACAAGAAGAAGCAATCCGCCAAATCCACAACGACTTTAAAGGAGCTTCTTTGTTGATGACTGAAAGAGACGCTACAAAGATCATTAAAAATAGTAACTTAAGTAATGAAGTTCAACGAATGGTGTTAAGAGGATATTATAGACCAATGAAACCATCTAAGTCTCTTATAGAACGTGGCTACAAACAGGATAAAAAACTAGGTACAGAAGGTAACACTCGTGCCGCTTTAAATTTAATAAGAAAACAAAAAGTAAAATTATTAGATGAGTAAAAAAACTAAAGATCCAAGATTAGCAAGAATAGGAGCCAGTAGATATAACCAAGCGGTAACCACACCGGGGCATCCTACAAAATCTCATGCCGTAGTAGCTAAAAAAGACGGAAAAGTTAAACTAATCCGTTTTGGTGAAAAGGGTGCAAGTACTGCTGGTAAACCTAAGGCTGGTGAGTCTCGCAGAATGAAGATGAAACGTAAGTCTTTTAAAGCGAGACACGCTAAGAACATTGCAAGAGGACCTATGTCAGCAGCTTACTGGGCTAACAAGGTTAAATGGTAGAACCCCCAGATATACCTATTCCAATATTAATAGGTTTGATTATTCTTCTTTTGATTCTTGTGTTGCGATAAGCAACTAATAGCCGTAACCACCGGAACTCTTCTTAGCCTTCTTAGAGACTATCTTTTTCTTAAGCATTTTAGCTCCAGAGCTTTTACCTTGTTTATCTTTTTTGTCTTTTTTGTGCATCCAACCTTTGTTGTTTAATTTTAAATGCTCCTCGTACGACTTAGTCATCCTACCCGGACCCCCGTCGGGGGGATACATCATGTGATGTTCGTAGTCTGCTTTCTTCATGTGTTGGGTTTTGAGTGTTGGGTGTTGGGTGTTGAGTAGAGTTTAGTCTGTCTCAACGATATCAAGTCCGATACAAAACTTAGGAGGTATTACTTTAGCTTGAACATCTACTCCTACGCTTACTGAAGGATTTGTAAATGGTACAGGTAAAGAAGCTCCTGTGTTTATGGACTCACATGACACGCCGCAAGCTAGAATAAAAGCGGCCCCTAATAGCTTAACAATCTTATAGTTCATTTATTAATTAAACACCATTTATACGTAATTGCAACTAAGGCTCTTAAATGACGATTATGTTTCTTTTAAAGTTTATCTTTAAATAGTGCCTTTTGGTATATTAATACATGATATATCCAAATGCCTACAAAATGGACCAGAAGCCTATAAAGCCAAGTTCAGGGGAAGTTATATTAGTCATAATATCTTTAGTAGTTTTAATGATTATATTTATTTAAGCACCCCACATAACCCTTACCCTGAACATTTCCCTACGAACCCAGCCATATATCTGTCCGTTTAAGTCCTTATACTGCATTCTAAAGGATATATACTCGTTAAAGTTGCTTCTAAGCGGCGCATACGGCCTAAACCACTCGTAATTTGGGTCTATAACGTTGTTTTCATCTACTTGCTTGACCTCGACTATGTACCAAATAGGACGGTCAAAAGTAGAATCTGAAATCCAACCTAAAGTTACCGTCCCACTATAGATGTCATGTTCTATAGTTATTTCAGGTACTGGAGGTACGGTTCCCCAATGATCATCTGCTTGAAGTAATGGGGCTATACTACAAAACAGGGCTGTTAACAGCCATCTCACATTAATGCTCCTTTGGCACTCCGTTGTATAATTTCGACATTACTTTGTCCATATCCATTTCTAACATTCCTATTTTTAAGTCTTGCCTAACATCTGATGGTAAAGATCCAGACCCCCACTTACCTGCGGGCCACAGTTTAACAAACTCTGAATTCTCGCTAACGTCTTTAGCGATCATCTGGATTTGAAAATCGTTGTGCTGAACATCTGATTGTAATTTAGATGCCCACCACACAATGCCAGCAGCCTGTACTACAAGACCTATTCCTAATGATAATAATGTTTTAGTGTCCATGTTTAAGCTGATCTAGCTCTTCGTATAGTTCCTGCTCTGTAAGCCCGTGCTTCGGCTTCGGTGTAAGGCACTCTTTTAGCTCCCGGGTGTTTTCCTTTCTTCCCTACATCCCCACCCAACATATCTCGAGAGTCTCTAGGTAAGTACCTTTCGCCTGTTTCAGAAGACTTTTTTCCAGACGCAGTACCCCAGTCTTCTTTGGTCCAATCAATTAGATCTTGCTGTGACTTTTTATACGCCATCAGTTAGTATATCCTCCCCCTGCTTTTTTGTACTGCATTGCCAACAGTTGGGCTTTACGTGCAGACCACTGTCCCGGCTTACCTCCTTTTGTTCCTGCTAAAATCTTACGGAAAAGCCTTTTACGCATTCCGGGCTTAGTATAATTACCCGCTTTGTTAACAGTAGATTTCTTTTTCTTAGCCATATCAATTAGCGTATGGAGAACTTATTGTCCAAGAAGACCTGTCTATATTTGGCGTGTTTATAAATAAAGGCATATTATCTCCTTTAGTTCCTGCCACGTTGTACCAAAAAAATTCAGTGGCTTCTTCTTCAGACATTCCATCTTCCATAAGAATCTTAATACTTCTCTCAATGGAGTATACAGCTCTAGGAGAACTGTCTTCCCCAGCAATACCTAAAAAAGCACCGTCTAATTCATCTGGTATAATTACTTCGGTTTCTTCGTCTGAAACTACAGTTCCAATAAATTCCTCAATGTCATCCCTTGTCATGTTTTTTCTTTTTTACCCAAGGAGCGGTAGTTATATTAGGTTTTTTGGCTGTGGACTTCTTTGCTCCAGTTTTTTTAGGTTGTTTTCCGTATTTAGCCATAATTAAAGATACCATAAATACGGATAAATCAAGTACACAATTAGGGAGCACTTGTGCTAAATAACCATCCACATAGTTTAGGGTTCCTCGTAAGAACAGTCCTCAACCCTGTAGCAGTCCTAGAAGTAAAAGATTCTTCGCTAGAACTGTCAGTTAATTCCATGTGGAAGTGTATTGCGTGTAATATTTCGTGAAGGAAAACGTCTTTTGTTCCGTCCGGGGGTAGATCATCCCGAACTAATATAAGTTGTTCACTCGTGTGACACCTGCCCATTTCTTCGTCTGATAGGGTAGACGTTAGCTCTAGCTTATATTTATGAGCTAAAACATCTACATGTGTGCAAGGAGGACAGTTAGCCTTGGTTTTTTTCATTAGCCTTGGCGTCTTTTAATCCTTCTTTTACGCTTCATTCGAGCGAATGTAGCTTTTCTTGCCCCATCAGATCTATTTTGTTTTCTGTCTCCCAAACCAGCAATAGACCCATTCTTGTGGACTAAGTCTTTACCAGCAGGAGTTTTACCATAGTGACCCATGGTTCGAGCACGTTTATTTAACTCTGACCTGTACTTTCTACGTCTAGTAGAAGATTGATCTCGTTCGTACTCTTTCTTGTAATCTCTCTTTTTAGTAGCCATAACCTGTCGGGGATACGATACAACGTACCCCCGGACAAGTCACGGACGATTAAAGAACTTTAAGAGTCTTTCTTTTTAAGGAAATCCTCTATAACTCCTTCTAATAGAAGGTCTGACAGGTCTATACCTGCATCTTGACCGTCTTTATAGTCGAAGTTTAGTTCTATATTTCGCATCAATATCTCTCGAAAGTTGTCGGGAGACCCTTCAACAATCTCTAGAGTTTTTACTGTAGACACAAAGAATTGAACTAAGCCCTGCATTACATCAAAAGCTTTGATTTCTTTGTCGTCTAGAGCACCTGCAAAGGCAGCGATTAATTCCTCTGCAAGTTCGCACCCTACCTCAGTAGGTTCATGTACGAAGTTTTCATCATCTAGTTCCATAGTAGAAACTTCATTTAGTCTGTTGTTCATGTTTATATTTAACTCGCGCCTTGTCACGAGCTTGTAGTCGCCTCGTAATGAGGCGTATTAATTCCGATCCGTCTCCTGTACTAAAGACTTTGGGAAACTTTTTGTTCCTCCAACTTCTTGGCTTAGCTTCATACCAGCCATCCATACGAATAACTAGTTTAACAAGCCGTAACATGAAACGATGTTTGATCGACATCAATCTGGTTGAATTATGGTAGTTTCTTTTTCTGGGGTTTCTTCACCAGCCCCTGCGTCTTCGTCGCTTTCAGTCGAAGGCGGCGGAAATACGACATTATGCCAGTGATCCAAGATGATCTTTTTGGCTTTGTTGTATCTCGTTTGGAGCGAGGGGATTGCATTTTTTATATTATCTTCTAGATCTGCTAGTTTCACTAATGATGCCAGAGGATTTGTTAGTACCTGTTTCTCAATGTAATCAAAGTAAGTTTGATCTTTGCTGCGGGTTAAAGCTTTTACAGCTTCTAACCCGAACTCATTAAGAACTGTGGCTAACTCTTCCTCAGTAATATCAGTGTCTTCTAATATATCATGCGCGAGAGCTACATCCAACATAAGGGGTGCAGCGTTTTGTCTTACCAGTCTCAGGGAGTGAGGGTAGTGGTCGCAGGGCTGTAAAAGCCCCACGAATACCCTAAACAGATGCTCTATTTGAGGATCTGTTTTTCCATCTTCCCTGTTTCCCACGCGGGTTTGCCCCGCATGGTACTTAAGGACTAGCATTAATAGCTCAGTATTCATAGTCGTATATAATCCGAATAAAGTGTTGAGTCAACTTTATTGGGTTTTGGTTATTGGTTATTGGGTTTTGATACTGCGAAGAACCTTAGTATTAAGATTATAAGCAGTATCCATAGGAAGAACCCTATTATTAGCTTTAGTATCATTTTGTTTCCTCCTCGTCTTTGCTTAAGACTTTCATGGCTTCACTAATCATGAGATCAAATTGAGCATTCATCTCATCGTATACTGATCCGATGGGATTGAACGCTTCCATGATAAGTTCTTTATGTTCTTTGAGTGTAGTCATTAGTTTTCCAACACTAACGTCTTCAACTACTTCAAAGTTAAACCAGCCCTTTCCTTTACTAACGCCGTAGATAAAGGCGGCTTTCTCCGCTTCCGAGTTAAACTCGTAAGAAGAGGCTTCTGTTTTCTCTGATCCCCAGAGAATGTTTACGGTATGTTTAGACATAATATAATTACCCCCTCCGAAGAGGGGGATTTGGTTGTTTTTAGTTGATATCGTAGACTACAACATGTTTTGTTGTGTCATCCGATGACAGTAGATCGTAATAATCATCGACCTCGCTGCCTTCCTCTACATTTCCTTCTACAAGATCTATAGCTTTTTTATGAGCTTCTTCTTTAGAAGGAGCCTCCATGAGGACTTTGGTGTGTGTAGTAATAATTACTTTATATTCTTTCACGGTATAATTACCCCCTCCGAAGAGGGGGATTTGGTATTTGGTTTACTTACTCTTTTCGTCTAGGAAAAGAGGAGCTGCTATTTTCTGGTAGTCCCACTCACTTGGATGTTCACCGAATATAGGGCTTACCTCACAGCCGATTTGATTCAAGACTGACACGTATTTGTGTAAGTTTTTCTTGAACCAATAATAACTGAAGGACTGCT